GCCCACACTTGTTGCATATCGATACCATGATTGACATTGATTTCTTTCACAGCGAGCACCCAAAATCTTCTGTTACCGCTGGTATCTGTTAAGAACTCTCGAGCATTGACACTAGCATAGAAGGCAGTTCGTCTTTGGTAGGTAGTGAAAGCTCGGTCATAAGGCAAACGCAACTCGTCTGTTTTGGCTGTCACAAAGGCCTTGAGTTGGTCTATGTCAGACTTCTTAAAAGTCGACTCTATTTCACCGAGCTCCACTATCCAATGAGAGACTGCTCGTTTCACACTATCTTTATCTGATGGGTTGAGTGTCGCTCCTTCTAGCAACCAACCCTTCTCGTAATCGCACAACCGTTTGAACCATAAGGTCTTACCCAAACCCTGTGCTCCTTGCAGGACTAAGATACCCTCAAGCTCAACTCCGTTCTCTTCATAAGCTGCGGCCACACAACTTATCAACCACTTCTTAAGCAGTATCTCTTTTTGTTTTTTAGATTCGACTGTGACTAAGGTATCCATGAAAGCCTCGAGTCTTGATGTCCCATCCCAAGGCTTAGAGTCAATCCATTCTTTCACAGGGTTGTATTCCTCGGCTAGTATCTTAAGGTAGTCTCTGACCTTAGTGTGTGGTATGCCCATATTGATACAGCGATTTTCAATCTCAATCAGGCTGGCCTCTTCTCGCATGTCAGCGATAAACTTCGTTTCAGGTATCTCTATCTCCATGCGTTTCTTGATAACATTGTAGCGAACCTGTATGCCATGAGTGGTCAAGACTCCACCGATGTTATCTTTAGTGTTGAGTATGCGACCACTACCACTTCTTTGATAGTCGTACTCCACAGGGATGTCCAGTGTTTGTAACACCACCTCACCTTCGGTCTTCGCAACTTCGTTCTTATGGTCGTTGTAATCACCTTTACTTTCAGGCATGAAGACCTCAGCCTGCCCACCTAGTTTCTTGATGATGTTACAAGCCTTAGTCGCCTCTTTCTCTCCTGTCTTACTATCATCATTGTCAGCTATGAATATGTGCTTGTGCTTAGGAAAATAGTCATACATAGTCTCAGCTACCGCTGATAAATTGTAAGCATCGAAAGTGACGACCACAGCTTGACTGTAATCTGCATAGTAACTGCTGGCAGTCGCATAGCCTTCGCAGTAGTTTATAATTTTGTTGTTGCTATTTTTGAGCAACTCTTGTCCCAAGATAAAAAAGCTCCCGCTTTTTTTGGAACCAGTAAGAAATCTTTTTTCGCCTTTTTCATCTATGTATTGCAAACCGACCACGGCAAGATGCTGGTCGTACAGCGGAATCATAAGACGACCTTTGGTGTCTTGTTTCAAACCATAAGACAATACTTGTTTGCGTTCTAAGTAAGGATGTTTCTCACAGGGTTCACTACTGTTCCATATTGAGACAGCTCGTTCTGCGGCCTTGCTATACTTCTCAGCTTGTTTGACCTCAGCCTCTTTTCTTAATCTTTCTATCTCTTCTTTGTGTGCTTTGGTCAATCTACGACCTGCACCATTCTCAGGATGCCATGTTCCTTGTGGTTCGTTAGCACTTAATCTGTAATCACCAAAGCGACCAAAAGGTGTAGATTGGTCTGCCCAAAATTGATACCAACCGACTTTCTTGCGTTGTCCACCAACATTCATAAAGGCTCGACCTACAGACCCATCAGTTACCAAACCTCTTTGTGGGTCAGGCTCTAAACCATGGTCAAACAAAAAGTTTGTGAACTGTGTTTGTAAATCGTGTGATAAGGGACGGTCAAAGTTTTTCTTAGGTTTTTTAATTTTTAGTGACATTTATTTCTTGCTCTTAATGTTAGAGTGTGTTTTAATTTACACTATGCTATAAAAATTAGCAATCATTTATCGAGGAAATTTATGAGTTTAACAATTAGTAACCAAGGAAATGCTGACCTACCAAAGTTAGCAAAAGGAGTATATCATGGTACTTGTTTCCGTATTGTTGACTTGGGTGAATCTGTCCAAGAATACAAAGGCGAAAAGAATAAAAGAAAACGAGTACATATTAGTTTTGAAATCACTGAGGCGGTAGACCCCTCTGACAATGCAGTTGATATGGATGATGGGCGACCATTTGCCGTATCTAAAACATATACCGCCTCTCTTTTTGAAAATGCGGCACTGCGTATTGACCTACAAGCATGGCGAGGCAAAAGTTTTACCGAAGAAGAATTGAACGGTTTTGACATTGGTAAGCTGTTGGGTTGCACAGCGAGGATTGAAGTTGGACACACAGAACCTAGCGACAAAGGTGCTGGTGGTAATCCAAAAATACTATCATTGCAAAGACCTGATGGTGGCATAGAACAAGATAAGCAAACTAAAAACGATAAGCAGAAATTCGATTTGTCTGTTTATTGTGACGAGTTTAAGGGTAACTCTAGTCCTGAAACAAAAGCTATGTGTGATGTTTTCGAAAGTCTACCGACATGGCATCAGGAAGAGATACAAAAAAGTTTTGAATATGAGGCGGCTGTTGAGCAAGGTGCAGATAAACCTGAAGCAGAAAGTAATGGTGGTCTTGCGGATTTAGCGAAGGATGACGAAAAACATCCTGATATACCTTTCTAATTAGGTGGTGGAGCAACTTCGTGGTTCTCTTGTACAACTACCCCATAAGGAGTTGCTCTTAGCCTATGAAATATGATGATGTTAACCAGCCTAAACATTACATTGGTGAGGGCGATGATGAACACAAGATTGAGTGTATCGATGCCATGGTTGCTGTCTACGGTAAACAAAGAGTCAAAGAGTGGGCCGAAATCAATGCTTTTAAGTATCAGTGGCGACAAGGCAAAAAAGGTGACCAAGCCGAACACCTAAAAGATAAACAAAAAATTATTTGGTACACAAGATATTCTATGGGTGATGACCCGAGGAAAGATTATGAATAAAGAAACAAAGTACGACATTTACTCACTACCTAGTGTTTTGATGTTACAACACGAAATGGATACAGAAATGGTCAAAGACCTAAACGACTATCTTGATGACTTGCAAAAAAGCAAAGACAAAAAATCAGCCAGCGATGATTTAGTTGGCCAAATAAATAAAGGTGAGCAACTCAACATTGACCCTGAACATGATAAGGTTAAGCCTTTCCGCAACTTGGCTGTCAATCTAGGTATCAAGTACATACAACATTTTGTGCAACATACTGGCACCAATGTCAGACCAAAAAAATTAGGCTTAGACAAACTATGGTCTGTGCACAGTTACGAGGGTGACTACAACCCAATACACGACCACCTAACATTGACTAACATGGGCATATCTTTTACTTGTTGGACTAAAGTACCTGAACAAATAACAAAACCAAAAGATACTGGGTCTTACGACCTTTACAATAACTCAGGTGCCATAGACGGTTTCATCAACTTTACTTATGGTCTTAACCAAACAGGCGACCCTGAGAAACTAAGACCATCTCAATCGAGATATATCAAACCCGAGGTCGGTAAGTTTCTGATGTTCCCATCTTGGATGCAACATTGTGTCTATCCGTTCTTTGGTGAGGGTGAACGCAGAACTGTGGCTGGTAACTTAAACTGTTTCGATTTATCCAAAGCAGATATAGATAAACTCAAGGAGAACAAATGAAGTTTGAAGTTGGCATCTACGATAATATCCCTTATGAAGATTATGCGGCCATACCAGCTTACAGGTCACACGACCTAACAGCTGTCATTAAATGTCCGTACACATGGAAGTTTAAAAAACAAGTTGAGCAAACACCTTCGATGTTGGAAGGCAGAGTACAACATACTTTGTTTTTGGAAGAACACAACTTCGACAAAGAATTTGTTGTGCAACCACAAATAGATAGAAGGACCAAAGCTGGCAAGGAAGATTACGAAACTTTCTTAAACACAGTAGGTGAACGCACAGTAATAAATCAAGATTTATATAATACTTGTTTAGAAAGAAAAGGTGTTGTCCAAGAGTTTGTACCCAAACCAACAGACATGGTAGAGCTTACAATTTGTTTTATGTGGCACGACCAACCGTTCAAAGCACGACTTGATTGGTACGATAATGAATATGTATGGGATTTGAAAACCTGTGTCGATGCCTCACCTCGTGGTTTTATTCGTGCTGTTAACAACTTCAACTATCACATGCAAGCATCTTTATATATCGATGCCTGTAAAGCGGCAAACCTTAAATGTGAAGGTTTCAAATTCTTAGCACAAGAGAAAAAAGACCCATACCCTTATGCAGTTTACACACTATCGGATGAATCCATCAAATATGCCCAAGCAAGAAACGAGCAAGCACTGGAAAAGATTTTAAAATGTGAGGCTGAAAAAGAATACAGGCCTTTCGGCCTGTATGGTGAACAAGTCATAGAATCTACTGACCTGTATTAATATCGTTTTGTAAAAGGCTCTTTAGATGGTGGTAATATACCCTCCATTCTATGTATTAATCTTTCAGCTTGTGAGGGTGTAATCTTACCTGCCTCTAAATCATCAAGCATTTTCAGTCTTTCTCCAATGGGCAACCTGAAAAATGCAGTATCTAACATGATGCCAAAAGCATCTATAAGCTCGCAGAACTCCATCTCTGAAATAGTAGTGCCCTTCTCTTTGAGAGATGCCACTTGGTCCCTAGCCACTAACTTTATGATGTCCTCACACATTCGCAACATTTTTACTGTATCGAAACCACGATACCCTTTGTATTTGTTTTTAATATATTTTCTTTTCATCCTTCCTCCTTTCTAACTTCGTCTAACAACTTATTAACTACTACTCCTGCTTGATTCCAACTTACAGCGTATTCATCAGCAACATATTCTTTAGCATCCTCGTAATATTGATAGCCTTCTTCATCTCTTTCAACATCGTCTGATGTTAAATATATATACCAAGACAGAAGTTTCTTAACTTTGATTCTATCCTCTTTTTTTAACGCAACATTCATCCTATACTTCCTCCATTAATAAAGTTTACAATTAAAACAAAACAGAGAGCGAACACACCGAAATAACATAAGGCCAATTCAGCTCTCTCATCCAACCATCTTTCCGCTTTCCAAACTAAATATCTCATCTACTATTATTATACAAAATTTGGAGTAATGTGCAAGTTTTTATACATTACAGCATTTTATTATATCTGTGTTAGTTTTCATATTTGTTTGCACAAAACAGTAAAATAGTATAAACTTTGTCAGTATAAATATTTGAATATGGAAACTAAATTAAACGACAACAACAAGATTAGAAAAAGTTTAGCTGTTGATGTTGCTACTTATGAATTGTTGCAAGATATTTGTGGCAAGGAAAGAAGGCCTAAGATAGACCAGTTAAAAGTTCTTATAGAACAAGAACACAATAGACTGTTTGCATCTTAGAACAACATGATTAACTTTATAAAAAAGATGTCAGAGAAAGTTAAAATCAATAGTGATTTGCCAGTAGCAGAAGAAGTCATAGACTTTTATAGTCGGTTAAACTTACAACAACAAGCCTCTCTTATGAGGCTTATGGCTCGTAATCTCATGGTTGATGTAGATGGCAAAGAAGTTTGGGGACAAGAGTTAGATTACGAAGTCACTGGTGCCATGATAAAAGCCAGTCAAAAATCAGATTAATTAAATTTTTTTCTAGCGGTCTTTGTTCTTGCAAATGACCTGTTACTTGATTTTTTCATAGCTCTTAAATTACTAGATTTATTATTAAGTGGGTTACCGTCACGATGGTGTACATCTAAACCATCTCCGATTCTGACACGACCTTGTTTTAGTGCAAGTCTTCTTGCTTTATTTCTTGCTGACCTTTTTTTTATTTGTTCGGGACGAGAATGATAGTTGGCATACTCTTTAGCATAGTTTCTAGCCATTAAACCAAACTACCGATACCACTGCTACGCATAGCTATCTCTCTGTCTTTTTCGTCAGGAACGATGGTAGGAGATAGAGCAAGTGCTGGGTCACGGGTATCGTCTAGCATATCGACATCTAATCTAGGTACATCTTGTCTTTCTATTTCAGGCATTAATAAGTTAGAAACTTCTGATGTGGAAACTTCACGGAAGTTAGCCTCGTTTTCTACTGGCCCTGATACAGGTGGCTGTGTTTTTGCATTTAGTTCTTCGGGTATCTCTAAGGCATTGTGTGACAGTCCATGCAATACAGCCTCGACCTCATCTCTAATGTCAGGGTTTAATTCGTGTATTTGATACAACCTTCTGACATGTTGGACAAAACTGTTAGGGTCATAGGCTACCTGTTTCACACCTTGTGATAACCAGTTGACGAAACTTTTATTGGTCAAAAGTTTTGCAGTGCCATAAGTTCCCAACACCGTACCCAAGCCATAATCAAAAGAAGAACCGCCAAGACCTCCACCCAAAGCACCGAGACTCTCACCTCCTAATGCACCCAATATACCTATCGAATAGATTGCTTTTGCTGTTCCCGATGGATTAGCACCCCTTGCAAGTGCACCTTTGACATCATCTATAACTGCTACTAAATTATCTAGTTCAGGGACTAAATCCTCGTATCTACCACCCTTGAACAAAATATCTTTAGCCTCTTTTGATAAATTGTTGTAATTAGTGATAAAAGTTTGTGGGCTGAAATTAGACACATCATCTATACTTGCACCGATTATGTCCTTTACGGACTCCTTACTAAGCAACTCAGGTGAGGCAATGCCTGCTTTCGGAGTGCCCAAGGAACCTAAAAAATATCCTGATAAAGCCTCAAACTCATCTTCTGAAAACTCTTTTCTTAGTTTTCTTAGTTGTGCAGGACCGTCTTTCGCACCTGATATAAGTGCCTTTGTAATTTTAGAAAAGTCACCATCACTGGCTTTTTTAAGAAGATTATCTACAAAAGTGATTGACCCATCTGCTGCAAGTTTACTCTTTGTGAAAGTATTTGCGGCTTTTACTTTTTTCAAAGCCTCTTCATTTCCTGATTGAATAACTATATCTTCTAAGTCCTTGGTAATAGCATTGTATAATCTCTTAAACTGTCCTCTCTCACCTCCTGATGCTCCAGCAGTAAGTGGGTCGCCTAAGTCTTTGCCTAAGTGTGTTCTTATATTTTTTAAGGTGTTGTAGTTTAATGTTTTGTTATCTAAATCTATTACATATTTTTTTAAATACTCAATAACAGCTTTATTGTTATCTTTTGCTAATTTGCTTTGTCCGACTTCTCGTGTAATTTTTTCAGCTAAGTCTTTTATGAACTTGCCATCAGTTGATATGTTTGGGTCAATCATATCACCTATTTCTTCGTAAAGTCGTGTGCTCTCTTTGTCGAATTTGTTTCTTGCGTTTTGTAAATATTTATATGTCTTTTCACCAAGCTCGTATTTGGAACTTGAACCACCATATTTTTCTGTTATTTTGTTAACACTATTTTCTAGCTCATTTATAGTTCTTTTGGCACTATCTTGCATAGCTTTGGTAGATGGTGGTGCACTAGCTAAAGCTCCCTCAATCGTCTGCACAGCTGCGTTGCCTGTCGCTATACCTACAGATGGGTCTGTAACACCAGCTTTGATTAATGCGTTAGCTCTTTGACTGTTGCCTCCTAAGACATAATTAAGACCAGCTCCAGCCTGATACTTAACACCATTTAATAATTTGTTACTGATTGGCCCTAGTGTCCCATTTAAAGTGGCCGTGGTTGAATAATCTAAAAATTGGTCACTTAATGTTCTACTGTCTTCGGTTTCACCAAACATAGAAAGCATCTCGATATAAAGTTCTCTTGTTGTAGCAGAACCAAAACCCTCGCCTAACACAGCTCCCGGAATCGCACCAACTCCACCCGCTCCCGCACCAGCTATGCCACCAGCAATACCGCCACCCACAGCACCAATAACTTCTGCTACCTCGGGACCTGCATCAGCAAATACATCTCGCAGTGTTGGAGCTGCCATGCCGAAAATTCTAAAGTCTTCGTCAAAGGCTTTAAGTTTTCCGTCTTCGTCTGTATATATAAAATTATTCCTACCAAATCTTTGTTCACCGAACCTCGGACTAAAAACAGCAGCAGGTACGGCATCAGGATAAAATTTTCTTATAGTCTGCAAGCGGTCCTCGGGAGATTGTGCCGCCATAACTTGTGCCCTAATATCAAAAGGTGCTCCTGTTTGGTCATCAACTGAATCTAAAAGTTGTTGTTCTGCAAAATCATTTAATATTTCTAAGTCTGAGTTTTCTGTGGGTCCCAAATTTTCTAAATACCCAATCAAATCCTCGTTTGTGTAATTTATCTCACTCATCTTTGTACTATCATTGGATTGTCTG